CAGTACTACCACTGACCAATACAAGGGCATTACTAACTTCATTATTAATTACTGCTTACAACTCGTTATCACTATCATTGTCAGGCCACATAGCGTCATCGATAGTCTCTGGCATTATAATATTCTCTCTAGGTGGAATGAAGATCATTGAAGGGCAATCCCTTATGAAGTCTCCTATGCTTACACTTCCTCTGGTGTTTTTAAGTGACTCGATACTACGTGGCACAGAACTGTAAAAGCTAGTAGGACTACCTCCTATCCCTTTGAAGCACCCCATATAGCGAACTATTCTAGCTATCCTTTCGGTGTCAATGTTGGGACCCGCATGGATGTTATTCATATGCAACCAAGTCCAAGCTGCAGAGCAACTATTATTAATTTGCATCTGGCCGAGATCAGTACTTCTATGCTCAAGTATGTATGAATATACTTCCCTTATTATAGCCTTAGTAAGATCCCCATCGTAACAGTTCCATGCAGCAAAGAGAACGAGAACGATATTACCGAAATTCACAGACCATCCTCCACGAACCATCTCACTAGCGGCAACTAGGAACACATCATCATCCTCTATGTTGTTGCTGCCCCCAACGCTCCTCTGGTAGCTCTGCTGAATCACAATAGAACCGAGTGTTCTATCCATAGGCATCATAGCGGGTCGTGCACCAATGGCGACACTTAGTTCATATAGTCTGGCCTGAGATCTGCTAATAGAATATATTGGTACATCAGAAGCATCACTATTAATGAAATTAGGCTCACTAACACTATATGTGTTGATAGTCTCTGTTCCTTTAGGCAGTATACCGAATAAGAAGATATCATCACCGTCCTGTGCAAGAACTGCCATACCGCCGGGAAGCCTATTGACATAGAGGTAGTTGTAAATAGCAGTATTCTCAGTTGCATAGCTACTAATAGTGATAGTGTAATCAGAGGTAGTTGTTACAGATTCAAAAGGGCTTTCTGTTGTCATACGGGCAGTGAGGCTGCATTTCCCAATGAGGCAGTAAGGAGCTACTAACCTTCGAAGGCTAGCATCTGTGACATAACCATGTATACCCCACCTATTAGAATGGCAGACTAGAAGGTTAGCGACGATATCCTCATACATCTCATTCTTGATAAGAGACAGTATGTCCTCCTCAATTGCTACAAATTCACCATCACCAATGTCAGCAGCTACCATAGTGCATTCCTCAACAGGTGTTAGCCTAGTAGCATGTCCGATCTTCTCAGCTTCTCTTGTGTGCCTAATTTCTAAACCCTCAACACTCTTCTTGACTATTGCGTTGTAAGTCTCAATAACGTAGTTCAAGAGCTGCTCCATGTACATATTGTTATTGAAGATATTGTCTAATGTAATGCTACCGCTATCATACTTGTTCTTAAGTCTACGAAGAATATAGTTAACTCTAGCGATTAGAGAAGTAGGAACTCCCTCATTCAAGAGACAATCTCTCATATCTTCACCGCTAGTACTAGCTACTCTACCACCGATAACAGCATTCAACCTTATTATTCGTCTAGCTATGTATCCAGGTACCCTATAAGCGAGCATTTCATCGGAATCCACTCTCTTAACTCCTCTCTCTATACACATTCTTACATAAAGCTCGAACTTTGTAAGCTGAATTGCCATCATATGCTTGTTAAATGGAGTGTTGCGATGCCCAGAAGGTCTAATCATGCTTTTCAGGATGTAGAGGTAATTAATGGTATGATCACCTAAGGCAGATTCCTTCAGGCTCATAGGACTACTCATCCTGTCTAAGTAGCTACTCAAGGAGAGGTCAACTGCGTCTTTAATGGCATTCTTTACATTCCTGGACATCTTAGAATCTGCGAACGTATCAGTATTTATGATAACAGTTGGTACTCCCCCATCTCCAGTAACACTCTTCCTCTTCATGAAAGTGATCAGTGCCCTCACATAAACGTCATTTTCGAATGTGTAGTTCCCCATCCTCTCAGCAAGTCTTCTGTCAATGTCTATACACTCCAGTGCAACGCCTACACTTCTCAACTTTGTCTCATACTCTTTGTAAGCCCAGCCCTTGCTAGCATATCCATCCTGAAAATCTTGCATAGCATCAGGATTGTTCATTATAGAATCAATACTCATATTAGCAGAACGGTCAAGTATAGTAGTTATACTCATCTGGATGGCCCTTCTAGCACCAGGCATGCAAAGCTTAAATGCAACCGTAACACAAGCCTCAGTGTATATAGCAAACTTCATAGGTTCAGGTATATCAGGAGGTACGCTGTTATCAGAAATGTTACCCATGATACAACTATAGAACCATTTCTCAAACTTGTTGCCAAGTATGCCACGGACTACAGGAGTGTCTTTGATAACTTCAAGTAGACCTACAGTCTCAGTTGTCCCCTCAAGCCTTCTAATCTGTGCTTCTTCTTCAACTAGTACAGTCATGAAGCTCTTAGTAGTCTCGGAATTTATGAGGTAAGAATCAGGGGCCGCAATACCACTGAATGTTGGGTTGCTAGTGTTCTCTATGATGTCTCTAATCTTGAATTGGATAGTTGCTCCAGATGTGCTCTGCTTTTCACCGAGGTCTATATCAGTGATGAAGTTAAGGTATGCAGCAACTTTAGCAGATTCTATCATCGTCGTCCTATCAGTTCTATCTCTGGATTCAAGGACCTTCCACATACCATGGCTCATTCTAGAGTTGATCAAAGCATGAAAAGGAGCTCGGAGGAATATACAGACTGCATTAAACCCGAAATTCTTACAAGATCTATGAGCACTGACCGTTGTGATGGATGGGAGAGAGGGACAAGGCAAACTAAACGCATTAGCTATAGTGTAATAAAGACTAAATAGACTTGTATTGGTAGCAACAATACGGGCAGCAGTGTTCACGAATCTGTCAAATTGCCTCTGTTCTGTACTAGCAGACGATTCAGCAGTGATTTCAGGGCTAAGCTGAGCACCTAGGAACTTTGCAGGAGGCTCCTTGTAAAGCTGATCAAGTGCGTAATCCCTATCAGTGAATTCAAGAGATACCATAATGTCCCCATCTTTGGCACAGGGTGTTATAGCAGTTCTGGGGCTGTCAGTGAGTTTGGCGATACTGTAGTCAGGGTACAAACGTCTAAGTATCTCGTCACGGAGGTATGAGCTGATGATCTTCTTCCCGAACTCGTCTTTACCTTTCATAGCGTCAGCCCATGATTGTATGGAAGCCATGCAGTTTCTAGTATCAGCACCCTGAGCGCGGACGATCTTCTTCCTATCTACAAATTGTAGAGCAGCATTACTTTTGATGATAGCAATGGACTTATTGTATTCCACTACTGAAGGAATAGCTTGGATAAGAGTTTTGATAAGCTTTATAGGTATGTTCTTGCAAACCTTAAGATCAGTAAGTATAGCCTTAACTATAGCAGGGGTCATAGGATCAGTAGTAGAAATGCCGCTAACGAAGACACCTTCTAGTAGATTTCGGGCAACACCTATTCCAGATGTATCTCTGAGAGTAGTCTGCAGTAAACTCCCACTAATGAGTGTCTGTTCAGCCTCCCTCTTGTCATCAAGATTATCAAGGATCCTATTAACTACTGCAGTAGTATAAGAAGGGAACGCATCGAAAGTAAGCTCTGCATCAGCACAAAATTCACTAAATGAGTCGATGGAACTCAAGATAGAGTCTTCACTAATGCTAGAAACTCTGAATCCTCCAGCGGCGTGAGGGATTATGGTTAGCATGGCAAGGACATCTGAGTTGACCGTGCGGTTGAGTCTTCTAAGAACTTGCAATGTGAGGATCGTCTTGATGACAAGTGGAGTGAATGTAGGGCCACCAGCTTTTACCACGGCAGCGCATTGACTATCAAAAAGACTAATGCGGTCACTAACAGTTTCAAGGCCTTTTGTACGCTTCCTCTTTCCAATAGACATAGCTTCCTTAACCCAAGTTGGTATGATCATTCCCCTTTCACCATATACGCCCAAGTATTCAAGAATATCAGTGGATGCAACAGTTTTGTCCATGTGGAAGACAAGCCCGTATGACTTAAATACTCTCTGTATAGTTGTGATCTTCTTCTGGACAATATCAGCAGTTCCTTCAAGGTATAATCGTAATAGACCATCATCACTATATACAGCAAGGACTCCAGTAACACCAGTGGATTGAGTAGCTATATCCATTACAACCTTCATAGCAAGGGTCCAGAGAAAATTGAGGAATCCTTCGAATCCACCAAGTACGCCAGATTGCACCCCGACAAATCCTCTTGAGCTATGGTAAACTACAGCAGCTCTAAAGAATACGTCAATCCTACTCATCCAATCTTCACCAGATAATTCAGATAGTACTTCTCCAATCTTTCGGACGATCTTCTGATTGAATCTCTTGGAAAATTCACTCATGTCAAAAGAGATATATAGCACATTGTTTCTCTCGTCAGTAACAACACCAGTATAAGCATGCAGCATAGCCTCAAGTTCTTTCCTTCTAGCACGGTAATCCTTTACTATCGAAATACCAGTCGATTTGCTGATGACTTTCTTAGTGAATCTCTCACATACTTGAGTCATTATCTTGAGAGCCTGTTCAGCCATGTAGAACATTCTGGTAACTTCCTTATGCACCTCACCAAGTTTAGGTTCAGTTCCAACTGTATACGCGTTGCCGGGATCAGAAGTCACAAATGCCTCGAGGTCACTACTGCTTATCTCATCGATAGTCTTCCCTTTAGCAAGGTATGCCTTCTCAAATTCCTTATGGGCCTTTATGACAGCACGGAACCTAGTACGCGCAGGCTTGAAGTGAAGCTCATCATTCCCTTGTATCCTAGTAATGATATCATTAACAGCCTTAAGCTTCTTCTTGACATCATTATATTCCTTAATCTTATCGATGAGTGGAATCCTGTCAATTTCAGACTTCTTAAGCTCAGCTTTAGGACCAGAAGCCTTGTTTGAAACAGGAATACTCTGCTTATCCTCGTCGAAAAGCCCTCTAACTTCGCAGAATGTTATGCTAGACCATTTAGTGTAGTTAGCTGACAGGATAGTAGCTGTAGGCGTAGATGTTGAATTGATAGAGCGTGCAAACGACTTGGCTATTTCGTCCTCGTCAAACTTCGCAACAGCCCTTACTGTTATCCTTTGCTGAGTGAGTGACTCATACATTGCCTTCCTTACCATGCCTTCGAACCTATCCATCTTACTATCATCAACAGGGTTGCTCTCCTTGAATCCGGAAATAGTGCTGAATACCTCATCAAGGTCCTGGTCAGGGTGCGGAACCATACGGAATATATTCGCCAGATTGATAGCAGACTTCCTATTATTTGTTAGACCTTCTAAAAAGTCGGCTATACTTTCAGCATACTTCTCTTTAATGCCATCTAGACCTCCCACATATAGAGATACAGGACTGACGCCGTAAGTCTTTGTCTTGTCGCCCCTAAGAAAGAGAACTTGCCTTGCAGCCTTGAAGATGCTACCGACGCCATTAGGAGAGATAGTGCCCAACATTATCTGTTTGCTTATAAGCTTCCTTACAGATTTGACGTCGAAACCATCTATATCTTTAGCATAGATCGCAAGTATTCCTGCAGTTTTGAGATAGTCAATTGCTCTAGTTAAATGGACACTCGAGAGGATGTAAGTATTATAGCCTTCATGAATCTTCTTGACATCAACAATGACAACAGAGCCGATTTGGTATATCCTAACTTCTTTAGCGCTCCCAAAGCTATCAGTGTAGATGAAGTTACCTCTTTCACCATTCCTCTTCCATTCAGCAAGCTTGGTCCTATAGTCACTATTACCAGTATCCCTAGTTCGCTCAAGGTACGATGCAAGCTTGTAGAATCGATAATACTCAGCTACTCCTTCATCATAAGACTTTCTAATCGCATCTTTCTTGTTGATAGTTACCCAGTTGCCAATGCGAGAAGTGCTGACTTTTATAGCTGCTGCAATGTCATGTTCTACAGGACCTTCACGAAATTTGCTAGTATCAAGGAACCTCTCATGAACTAGGTCGCTGATTAGCCTCCACGTCTCATAGTTAGCATCAAGAGCAGTCCTGTCGAGTTTCTTGAGAGTACCTTTGATAAGATCTTTTAAGAGTTCCTTAACATGCTTTACTTTAGGGGCAATAAAACCATGGTTTAAAGTGTAAGCGTGCCTTTCCTTAACCGGTCCATCTTTACTCTGGAACTTGACTGGCATCTCAGAATTATTAAAGCATATAGCGATATTTCTAGCAGTTACATCTTTGGGGAGTATCACTTGCTCAGACATGACACTATAGTCCCACCTGCCAAGGCAGTGAGGAGCGAAAAAGGCGTTTCCAAAGGCGATAACGTTGATTAATATCAGTGATCTGATTGCTTCTGTGAGCATTACTTGAATTAGTGTGGTTTTCG